GAAAGCGACTCGTCAGTTTGAACATCAAGCGGGTCAAGGATGACTTGGCCGTCAATAACTTTTCCCTGTAGAAACTTCTTTGCCCGAGCAATCTTGTCGTTTCCAATGCGGCTGATTACGCCGTGTATGCCAAGTTGCTCAATGTTTGAGTTGCCATATCTGCGCTGCTTGTCGCACAAGAGGTGGAACGCCTCGTCGTAGATCTCTTTAAACGTTTCCTCAAATGTCTTTACTTGATTATTCGGCACTGGTTGCTCCTTACGGCCATCAGCCTGGGTTTTCATCGTGCCCCTTACTTGAGGATCTTGCTTCGTCTGATAAATGAACGCCGCTTTGGGCAAGGTTTTGGAAGTCAGTACAATTGCCAACTTTTTCATACACCTGCACAGCAAGGTATAAAAATTCTCGAGCTTGCGCCCAATTTCTTAGCTCGGCAACACGAAGCGTTTTCTGGTGCGTGACGTGCGCGGCTATTTCAGACTTGCACTCTTTAAGGTTTTCTTGAACCTCTTCAATTGTGTACAGCCTTATTATTTCCCCCATGTGACCCCCCTTTCATGGGCAAGCCTATCTGGCAGGTCTTATCTTGTCAACAGGGCCCTGCGGATTCCCTCCTCAAGGGTGATTCTTGGCATCCACACATTAAAACAATTAGCTGGATCTGCAACCCTCCAGAACACGCCAGTTGGCTTGTCTGGGTGTGTTTTTATCTCTGGCTGGTAATTTGCTTCTTTTGCAACCATAGCCGCCAGATCTAAGAACGAGGTTGGCCTGCCAGTCCCAATGTTTAGTGGCTCGCGATAGTCTTGGTCAATAGCGGCTTGAACTGTTGAGACGATGTCGTCAATGTGAACAAAGTCGCGGGTTTGCATGCCGTCCCCCCACACGTCAAATGGGTCAGCCTTGCGCTTGCCGCGCTCAATAAACGATGGGAAAGGATAGTCAAGGGCTTGGTCTTCACCATACCCTGAGAACGGGCGGAATATGTGCGTTCGCACGCCTTCTGCCTCTGCGAACTGAGCAAGATACTCTCCGGTCAGCTTTGACCAGCCGTAGGTAAAGTCAGGGCTGCGGATGTCATTTAGGTTAATCATGTGCTCGGCGAGCGAAACGTGTTCCTCTCGGGTCTGTAGCTCAATTGGATAGGCCGCTGAAGAAGAGAAGTACACCACTCGCTTCTGCTTCGTCCTAATAGCCCACTGCCACATCTCGGCATCAATGGAAAGGTCCACGGCCACAGAGAGAGGGTCTCCTTCAATCTTTGCCCGACCGCCAACAACTGCCGCAAGATGAATCACGAGGTCCCACTGGATATCATCTTTTCTGAAGAAGTCCCGGGCTTCTCGCGGGGTCTCCGCAGCAATGTCTACGCCGAAGACCTCATGCCCTTGATCCCAGTAAAACTTGGTGAAGTGTTTTCCAACAAACCCCCTATGTCCAGTGATGAGTATCTTCATGCTCGCAAAACCAGCATTGCGTCGGTTTCCATTTGGGTCTTCTGGTAATCCTCGTATGCAAGACGGTCTTTCTCGTACACATGAGATGCATTAACCTCCTGGTACTGAAGGTCGTTGACTGCCTTGCCGGCCAGATAGTGCATGTGCTCAATCACAACATCTGCTCGGTACTGGAGGTTCCCTATTTTGCTCCCAAAGTCCCTCCAGAAGTTGTCCATGTACATGTGGACAAGGACGGGTGGGACCATGTACCCAATCCGTCGGACAATCTCTGCTGACATCGTCACAGCGGTTGGAAGATTTGCACCCTGAAGGAGATCGTCCCCGTATGAGACGCCCGGGCGTTCGCCAATAGCCTCACAAAGAACTCGGTCCCACCCCTTCGTTCGTGGCCGGTGGTCGTCCCCCATAAAAGATAGGAATTCATATTTATCTGCATTTTGGTTTGCAAGCAGGTTGAGGGTGCCGCCCATACGTAGTCGGGGGTTGATTGATGCCCTCTCTAGTACTTGAGATGAGTACTCGCTCTTGTCATCATCGTCTAGCCCAAAAAGAATATCAGCGTCTTCCGCGGTCTCCTCAAATGCGCTGAGAAGTTCGTCACATGCCTTCGGTCGCTTTCGGCTTGGAACGATAAGGAGAAGTCTTTTGCTCACTTGATTCCCACCTTCCTCTTAAGGAGCCAGCTGACCTCATCGTCGGAAAGGCGGGTTAGCTCCTCAAGCCCCTCTCCAATGGTCACCACATACGGTGCGCTGTCGTCTGGGGCGCGTTGATCAAGGGAGATAAGCACGGGGAATTGCTGGGCGTACAAATGATAAATAGCCCATACTTTTTCTGTTGGCGCTCCCTCTCGGTTTTCCATGCGCCCAGTATACATCATCGTGTATACTCAACTAGCTGCCGGGTCTTTCCATCCTTTCACCCGGCAGCAAATTCTCTGGTTCATAAGACCAAGATTCCTCATCACCCAGCTTCCACCTTCCGGCTTCTGCCGAGAATTCCTTTGTGCTTACCTTGAAGTCTGGTCGCTTCGGCTCCTTGTAGACAAGGGCTTCGTCCTCCCAGAGCACGCGGTTATTTGGTTGGGCGGCGAACTGCCCGCTGTCTAGGCGGATAAAGTTGTAGGACTTGTGCTCCGCTGGAAGCCTTGCCCAATTGGCGTCAATCTCATTAGGGTCTGAATGAACCATATCCACTGTGAATAAATAATGCCCGTGGTGCCATGAGGCATCCTGGGTTCGGAACTTACAGCGCATACCCTTCAACACCGCCTTCTCAATCACTGCGAGCTGGGTTGAGTTAGCGTCCCAAAGCTGCAGATCTCCAAGTGCAAGGTCTGGATTTGGGGTTTCTGGCTTCCAGACGTAGGCGCTTAGCGGGAGCTTGTCGTACAGCGCACCGTACTCAGGCAGGAACGCTTCAACGTATAGCGCCCTGTGTCTAATTGCTTTAACCGTCACCCAATAGGCTGGGGTAAAATCTCCGTGTCCGTCCTGCAAATCGCGCAGGTACTCCCTGCGCACAAAGCAAGAAATTGGCGGGATATTGGCAATTGCGTAAGACATTATCCCTCCTTTTGATTCGGGTCTTTGTCTGGGCCATTCCAAGCCCTGACTTCCGTTGCCACGTCTGATACTGCTTGTGCTAGGTCTTCGTGCCTTCGGTAGGCAATCGTTTGCCACTTATCGCTGTCTGGTATCACGCCAAAAAGGTCTGGTTCTGGCCACTCTTCGGGCGGCAGGTCTCGGACAACAGCAACACCCCAGTACCCGTATCTACTCCTCTCAATGAGCCACACCCTCTGGTCTCGTGCCATTGCTTCGTCAAGCTCCGCAAACGCCTGGTCTATAGTTTTTGACATTTTTGTCTCCTAATAGTAATCTGAGCACGATGCGAAGTATCCGCATTCGCATACAAGTTTACACTTTCTGTCGTCCATCTGTGCTCCGCAGTTAAGGCACGTCCGAACGATCTCCTCGGGGTCAACCTCCAAGATTGAGGTTGTTATGTTTTTATCCATTGACTTTTCTTTTATTTCCATTATTCTCCCGCTATGAGTGTAAAGAGCAGAAGGGCCTACCGCGACCTCCCGCCGACCTGGGAGCATGAGGAGCCGACCCGTGACACCATTCGTGTGAAGTGGGTGCGAACGGATTGGTATTGGGGCCCCGAGTGCCCGTATGACCCGTCGCACGGATGTCTTGTTGACATTCAGGGCCAGGATAACTGGTATTGCCGGCACCAGTCGCATGATAGCGATGGTCGCCGAGCAGTGTTCTCTGAGGATGACCTTCGCGAGGCGGCGTGGCGGTCATACCTTGCTAGTCGCGGAGATGCTTCAGCCAGTTAAGGAACGTCAGAAACGTCGCAATTCCAATCCCAAGGCTAATCAGGATAGTCAGCCCGACAATAACCGCCCAGCCAATAATGTCTTGCATAATCCTCACTTGCTATAAAGCGGAATTTTCCACAACGACTGGTCAAAGCCAATCCTAGTAAACGCCCCCTTGGTCTCCTTTGTGATGGCAACTCGAGAGTCTTCTGTCCAGTCGCCGCAAAGCAGCCCGTTAAGTTTGATCTTCTGTGACCACGTCCAAATACTCTTAATGATTGTTGATTGTGGCGCGGAATGGATAAACACACCGGCAATTGAATCATCCCCGTAGCGCTCTGAGAGCGATTCTTCATCTATCTCGTGTTCATAGAAAATCTCAGTAAACTCGTGTAGATCCAGTGTGTCCATGCTGTCGTGGAAGTGTCCAGCCGACGGCTCTTTGCCCATGCTGACAAACATCCCGCCGCGAATCTCTCTAACCGCACTTGCAAGCAAAATTGTTTCTTCGCCAGTCCTGCGGCCAACTTCTATAAAAATAGACTTTGGCGGCAGTTGGCTAACCAGCGCGTAAAGTGCGTCGGCCCCGTGCTGCGTAAGCATTAAAGACCGAAGATGCTTGCCAGCGCATAAATCGCCAGCATTAACGCGAACCCTGTGGCAAACCTCAAAAATGCTTCTGTTGCCCAGGCTGGTGAACTTTGGCTAACGGTAATTTCCCTCTTGGCTGGTTTACGCTTGGATTGTTGCGACATTAACATTCCCCCCTTTTAGCTCTGTTCTCATTGCTGCATGATTGTCTTGCACGCAGTTAAATCCTGTGTCTTGCGGGCCGCCGCACTCACACGGGCACATTATTGATGCCCACGCCCACATTGTAAACCTTAGCTTGCCGCTCTTTGCTAGATTATAAGCATACTCAAGTGACATCTTTCCCACCTCTGCCCTTTCCCTTTCGTCTTCAAGTAAGCCAAGCATTTTATCTGCAGCCGCTCCTAACCCCTATCCATCTGGCTGGCGAAGGGAAATCTGCTGGGTACCAAGGCATTGCTTCTGGCGGCCAGCAAGGGGACCATTGCCAGTTGTACTGTTCAACGCACGACTCACGCTGCTCAACTACCGTGCCCAAGTCGTCGTGGTAAATATCATGCGTTGTGCAGACCTGCGTCCAAATAAACGGCTCTGCTCCCCTTGCCGAGATCTCGCTCGCGAGCCACGCTCGGTCTTGCGACTCTTGCGTCGTTGCCCACGCTGCCAACTCCTCTGCCGTCCTGCGAGAGAACCAGGTCTCCTGAAGAACCTCATCTGGCGTCAGTGTTGGGGCTGGGGTCGGCTCTGGGGTGGGTTCTGGAGTTGGCTCTGGCGTTGGGGTTGGTTCTATCGTTGGCTCAGGGGTCGGTTCCCCCGTTGGTTCTGGCATAACCTCTGGAGTAGGTTCTGGCGTCGGCTCAGAGGTTGCGGGCGGATCAATCTCTACGCCATATGTCCTGCTCGCAGCAACGGCAAGGAGCGGGACAAGGATGATCGCCGAAAGCAAAAGAAAGACAATAGCCCGTGCGCGTCTACGGCTTTTCACGACCGAATAATCCCAACCGCAAAGGTGAGGATCGTAATGAGCATAAAGCTAAGCCCAATTACTCCGAACCAGTACCACGTATCAAACTTGATCATTTCAGTAGCCACTGCGCAAGCATGTAGCCAAGGGTGATCCCGGCCACCCCAAGAAGCCCTTGAATATTTGGCGGGGCGGGAACGTATGCCCCAAGCCCTGCAAAGATGAATCCTACGGCTCCCCCGATAAGAAGCGGAATGATGTAGTCC